GCTTTCGCGCACGCGTTTCGGGTCCTTCACGACGCCGGGGTGTTCCAGGACACCGCCGGGGTTGGCACCATTAGCGAAAAATGATGCGCCATATTCCTCGGTGGCGATGGCCATGCCGATCGCGTTCTTGGCCATCGCTATCGGGGAGTAGCCGATCAGGCCGTCAAACCCCAGGCCGGGGACGTGAAGCACATCCTCCCGGCGAAGCGAATACACACCGCGATCGGTCCTGTACTGGTAGATGATCTCGCCGCCAGCGGCACGGTCGACCGTCATCTTGTCCGGCAGCAGCGGGTAGAGGGATAGGATCTGACCGCGACCATCCCTGATGATCTGAGCATAAGCGTTGCCCCACAGGAGGAGATGACTCATAAGGGTTTCACGGAACACGAATGAAGTCATCTCGGAATTGGGCTCGTTATGCAAAAGATAATACAGCGGGTGATCCAGCGCTTTTTCCTTACCGCGGTCGGTGTAGCGGTAGGTGTGAAGTGGTAGGCTAGCGATAGTCTCCGCCAGGATCCGGACACAGGCATAAACGGCTGTTGTTTGCAAGGCAGTACGCTCATTGACAGCCTTGCCACTGGATGTGCTGCCGAAGTAAAAGCTGTAGGTGCTGCCTGGCAGTATGTTTTTCGGCTTGTCGCGGGCTTTGAAGATGCGATTGAAGATAGTCATTGAACGCCTCCTGCTTGAAATAGAGTTTGGATTATTTTTTGAAGGTGTTTTGTTGTCAATACATATCGAAAACGAGCAGCCCTCTTTCATCATAAATAGAACCGCTGACGCCTGCGCTGCCATTCCTCAGAGCCCTATCCAATGCCATGATCGTCGCCACCGCACCGTCGATCCGTTCGGTTGATTTCTCCTTGTCTGGCTTGATGTTACCGGCCGGGTCCGTGCGTACGTAAATGTTATCCATCATCCAGCGAAGAACCGGGTGACCACCATGGGCTAACTTACCCTCGAGCGTCAGCTTCATCAGTTCCTTTGTCGGCGGCGACATGTCCTTGAATCCCTGGCCAAACGGCACAACTGTGAACCCCAGACCCTCGAGGTTTTGCACCATCTGGACTGCACCCCAGCGATCGAACGCGATCTCGCGGATGTTATATCTTGTACCAAGCTCTTCAATGAATCGTTCAATAAAGCCGTAATGCACCACATTACCTTCAGTGATTAAAAGGTACCCTTGTTTCTTCCAAAGGTCATATTGAACGTGGTCTCGCCTTACCCGCAGATCGATATTATCCTCCGGCATCCAGAAAAACGGTAGGACACTATATTTCTCATCCTCATCGGTTGGCGGATACACGAGTACAAACGCCGTGATATCAGTTGTGGATGAAAGGTCCAGCCCACCATAACAGACTCTACCTTCCAGACTCGATGGGTCGACCGGGAATGCACAGGCGTCCCACTTGGCCATCGGCATCCAGCGCACGGACTGTTTGACCCATTGGTTCAGGCGTAACTGGCGAAAGCTGTTCTCTTCGGCTGGATTCTGCTTGGCAGACTCGCACGCAGCTTTAACCTTGTCGATCGCGACTGTTATGCCCAGGGATGGGTTTGCTTTCTTCCAGACCTTGGGATCGGTCCAGTCATCATTTTCCTTTGCACCATAGATCACTGGGTAGAACGTAGGGTCGTGCTTCCGACCTTCCAGAATATCCAGCGCTTTCTGATGTGTCTCATAGCAAATGCTGTTCGTATCCGAGCCGGCCGTGGTGATTAAAAAATAAAGCGGCTGCATCCTGGCATCACCGGAACCTTTGGTCATGACATCAAATAACTTCCGGTTGGGTTGGGTATGAAGTTCATCAAATACAACACCGTGGATATTAAATCCATGTTTTGAGTAAGCCTCTGCTGACAGCACCTGATAGAAGCTGTTGGTTGGTAGGTAGATCAGTCGTTTGGTTGAAGCAAGTAACTTGACACGTCTGTTCAAAGCAGGGCACATCCGCACCATATCAGCAGCCACCTCAAAAACGATTGATGCCTGCTGGCGGTCCGCAGCGCAGCCATAGACTTCCGCACGCTCCTCCTTGTCACCGCAAGTCAGGAGCAACGCAATCGCTGCCGCCAGTTCGCTTTTGCCCATTTTCTTGGGGATCTCGACATAGGCCGTATTGAACTGCCGATAGCCGTCGGGCTTCAAGATGCCAAACACATCGCGGATGATCTGCTCCTGCCAGTCGATTAGTTCAAAAGGCTTACCTGCCCAAGATCCTTTGGTGTGAGCCAGTGCCTCAATAAAGGAAACAGCGTAGTCGGCGGCAGCTTTGTTGTATACGGAACTCAATACCATGAATGGAGTCGGTTTGTAACGCTTGAGTTTTCGTATTGTCATCGCCGCCTTTCCTAGGTTCTGGGATTAAAAAAGAGCCTCTGTTGAAAGCTCTTTTTCATCCTATGAATGTACATTTGGCAAAGGTACTACCTCTTGTACACTTTTTACAAGTAATCGTTAAATGATAGGTATTAGTTCTGGTAATGCATATAACCTACGATTGTTAATTGTCTTTCTCCAACACATAGATGATATTCATTCCACAATCAAGCGTTCCTTGCATTTTAGTAAAAGCAATTTCTTTTTCTATAATCAATCTCCAAAATTCCTTATCCTGTCTGGCATTTTCCAATGCAGCATCACCAGCCTGCGTAAACAATCCTGCAGAACTCCGTTCTTTTATAAAGACAGGAAAACTGGCGAATAAGGCGTCCATTTCTGAGCTTCTCATTATATGGACATAGTGCTTACTAGGGACAGGATAATGTTCTTCGTCTTGTATTCCCGTATTAAATACCCACTTTGTAGCTTCAAGTCCAAATTGATCCTTTTCATATCTAATACCATCGAGATAATAAAGTGATGCACCGATAAAACTCATAGCACCCACAATTAATGTGCCGCCAGGCTTTAATACTCTTAACATTTCATTTATGCCGTCTTTTTCTTTGTCTAAAAGATAGTTTATTACACCACCTATGCAAACGATGCAATCAAAAGAGGAATCTTCAAAAACTCCCATATCCAGTACATCTAATACGTGAAATTCCCTAATTGCATCAAATAACGATAGTTCTTTCATTTTTGATTTATTAAATTCGATCTGATGTGTTGATATATCTGCTACAACTAGTTCTTTGCACATTTTAACAATATCTTTTGTATATCGTCCGGAACCAGCACCTATTTCTAAAACTCTGTCATTTTGGCTGATATACCGCTTTAACAAATCAAAATGCACATGGTAAAGAAGTTCTCCATGCCCGTCTTTTTCAAGACGAGTCCATTCACGTTCACCATAATTATCATATCTGTTTTTTGGAATTTCGGGGTTGTAACTCATTAAAGCATCTCCTTATCATTATTAGATTTATAATCGGCATAATGTCACTAATATCGCTTTCGCTCATACAACCACCTCCTAAAATAGAAATAATGCGTATATTCTATCTTACAATATTGTAAACCCACCATCAACCGTTTTATCAAGTGATGGTGGTTTCTTTGCCTTTGAATATCACATTGATCAAACATCTTCGCCTAGAGCAATGGTCTTCAAATAGTCATCAATTTCCGTTTGGGTTAGTTCGTTATTCAACTGAGTGAGTATTGTCTCACGGCTTTCGCGCATATGTGGTAAATTTTGTGCTACGGTTATTGCCTTTTTCTTATCACCGGTTTTTAAATATATGAAACATAATGCTGCACGAGTCGTGTGTCGTACCTTTTCCGATGGATTTCCAGACAGAACCCGTTCACATAACGTTACAGACCGCTTTAGTTTATCTGGATCTGAGTCGAACGATATTGCTAATGCTAATTCGGACATTAGGCTCTCATCATTAGGAAAAGTCTTTAATGATTCTTCAAGGAGCGCCGCAGCCCTCTTATGATCGCCTGATCGTAGGAAATCATGTTCAGTCTTATAAATAGCAGTTCTTGCTTCCGCGTCATTGATTTTATCCATACCGATCAATGTATCAATGCTTGTTTTAAAGAGGTTGGCAAGTGCTGGCAATAGTGTAATATCCGGATAGGTATCTCCTCTTTCCCATTTACTAACACTCTGTGGCGTCACACAGAGCATCAGCGCAACATCTTCTTGGGTTAATCCCATCCCTTTTCGATGTATTTTTAGATTTTCAGCAATAAATAGCATACTGTTCACTCCCTCGTTATTGATTGACCGGTCATGTATAGATTAGTTTATAATAGCGAGACAAACAATAACGCGCTACGTTAGATAAAAACAACCTGAAGGTGAATACGCGCTTTTTTAATATCAGCGCAATCGAATGGAATCCTTGTCGTGCGTATACTGTAGCTAAATCAGTTGTACTTTTTCAAAATCGCTTCCAGGATCGCGCGGTCCTCGTCCGTCTGTGGCTCCAGGTCCCAAGCGCGATCGTAGCTGATGATCTCGCGGCCGTCGCGCCGGACAGAAATTTTTGATACTTTACCTTCTTCGATTCCATAAATTGAAGGAGAATCGTATTGTTTAACCCAGTATTCGCAGCCGTCTATTTTTCCGTTTTTCCACATTTTCTTGTCCTCCTTGGCTTTCCTTAGTGTATATATCACTCTACGCAAGACTAATAGCAAGCCAATAACGCTTGAATTACTACACAAATAACAACACCAGAATGTGTTCATTAGACGATGTCAATTCAGTATGTGCTAATCAGGATAGTTCAGCTGATGCTGTCACCGCTTCGTTTAAGTAGCGAGTATCAAACCCAGCGTGTGTGTAGCCGTCCTTTATTGTCTTGAAATATGCAGGATTCGGTCTGCCCAGTCTTCTTCCCGGGTTCATGATGTATACCATCGCTTCAAGCGATTCGGAATCATGACGGATCTTCAGGTATTCCTTGCGATAAAGGTACGGAAATCCTTCATAGTGGTCCAGAGCATCCTCATCCGCAGGCTCCAGTTCCCAAAGCATAACCGGCACCGCTCCACGCGCATATTTTTCAATCGTAGCCACCGCGCCGTTATCCAGCCCACGAAACAGCAGCCGGAATCCTTTCAAAAATGAATTGCCAACGGGCCTAGCGGTCGAGCACCGTCGCTGCATCTGTTCGAGGTTGATGTTGAT